ATAATTCTTTTTTAGTTGTAGGATAAGTTGAATTATTTAATTTCATTTTTACAGTTGAGTAAAAACCTTTTATACCTGACATGTCTGCTCCATATAGTATTTCACCGCTTACAGCAGGTGAATTATTTATAAGGTTTGCAAAATATTTGTCTTCTTTTTTCTTAAATGTATTAGACCATATTTGAGTCTCTAAGCTAGCTAAATTACCTTGAAATACATATTTACCTATTGGTAAAGTTTTATCGCTAGAGCTAGCTATCATACTTTCTAATTCCCAACCTAAACCTCCTTCATAGTTAATTGTTTTAAAGTTTTTAACTACAGACGGATTAGAATTTAAAACTATAGTAACATCAGAATTATAGGTTATTCCATAAAACTTACTATAATTACCTAAATAATGTTGATATAATTTACCCTCATTGAATGTGTAAAAAACATTACTTAAACTAAAAATATGACTTGGTTTATAACTAGAAAAACTAGTCCAACCTAAAACACCTTCATCAAACGTAGCTGTTTTATATGTTTCATAAGTTACAGGATCTGTTGGTAAAGGCCCTACATTAGAACCTTGTAAAGATAACACATAATCTTTTGTGTGAGAATTCCAGCCTCCTATAATTTTAGTAGCATCAGCTAATTCATCTCTAAAAAAGTCATGCATACCATAAGATGATATTTCAGTTATACCGTCAGCTGATAACCTTAATACACAACCTCTTTTTTTATCTGTAAAATATTTTCTGTAACCGTATACAGCAAAACTTTCTGGATTAGTACTCATACCGTATTCACCAGCGTAAGCTACTATTTGGCCTATTACTTGTAGCGATGAGGTTATAGAAGCATTACCTTCAGCTGAATATATTGCGTCTTTGTCTATTAAAGCTCTACTAACTTTATCTTCTTGAAATATAATTAAATTTGTATCTTCAGCATATAACTTTTGTATAGAACCATTCGCTGGGTCTGCAGATCTAGTTATATCTTGACCTACAGAAAATTGATTAGTGTTATTAACACCTGTTCTAGAGTTAAATATACCAGAGTATATTAAAGAACTTATTCTATGTTGCTGCTTAAATGTATCTTCTACTATATAAGCTTTGACACCAAAATCAACAGAGGTATTATTATAACCACCTCGTATTCTAGCTTCCTCTATATACCAATCATTAGCATCAACAGCATCAAAATCTTTTGGTATATAATCATCACCAGCTCTTCCTGTGAAAGCTATAACATTATTATTAACCACTGGTTGTGCTGAATCAATTGTTATTGTTTGATTATTAGCAGCCACAGATAATACCGTTACTACAGGGTTTCCTGGAAATGGCGTTGTTGTATTTGTTACTATTTGACCGGCACCTACGTTTATATTAGCTACTTTTAAAGTAATTATAGTACCAGTACTAGCATTAGCTGCACCTGTAGTATCTTTAACCTCTACAATACTGTTGATTTTTTTCAACCAGAATGTGCTAAAATAATTTACTTCTAATGTAGCTGCCATAATTTATTATCACTCATTTTTTAATATTATTACTAGTAAGGAAATTCCATTTGTAAAGGTGTACACGTAGATGATGCCGAGTTTGTGTTACCACAATTTTGAATATAACATTGCGACCAAGGATTTGGAATATAAACCTTCCCATCGGCTGTTGTAAATCTTGTAGAAAAACTATATCTATAACTAGAAGGATCATCAAACGGAGAAATACCTTGTGTTTTAAAAGAAAGGTAACCACTAACACCACCACCAGCATCTGGAAATGTATAAGGCGTTGACAATGTAGACGAATTAAAGAACTGTGGAACATATTGACCATACGGTACATTTGACCAAGCTGGCGTTGTACCATAAGAACAATTATATCCTGAACCAGGGTTTGTGCTCATTCCGTATTCATAACTAGCCCTAGCCGTACCACCTGTTATATTAACACCATCTTCTATAACACACGTACTATAGTTTAAATCATTAGAGTTTACCCAACACGTTAAAGCTTGGCTTTGTTGACCAGCTGTTAAACTTTGTGCATTTATAGCTGCAATACAATATTCTCCAGGTTGACCAAATCCTAAAATAATTTGATTATAAAAATTATCAAAAGTTCCTGTGTTAGCAGTATTAATAACTACTGGTATACTAACTCCTGAAGGATTTATACTTTGATTATTGAGATCTGTAATATGAGCCCAAGCTGAACTGCTGTTAGACCTATGCCAAAGTTTCCAAGAAACGCTACCTTGTAATCCAGAAGGTGGAGGAGTATTAGCCCATCTTAATCCACTGTTTAAAGAAAAAACAATTTGACCTTGTGTTAAAGCTCCACTTCCTAATCTAAACAAAGTTTGAGTGTTAGAAGTTGTAGCGCTTGGTGTTATAGGTAAGGCCGAAGAAGCTAAAGCTGTAGCGGCTAAATACCAAACACCTGTAATAGTTCCACCGTTATAAGTGGTAACTAAAGTACCATTGACTGGTATACCTGGTGAATTAGTAGTTGGACCAGTTATACAGGTAGATTTTACTTCATTATTAGCGGGCTCAGGACCTATAAATATGCTTTGACTAGCTGTAGCAGATAAAGATCCGTCAGTAGTATCACCATTAGCATCTTCTATTTTTAACACTATGACATGTTGGCCATTGGGTGTGTTATTAGCTGTTTGAGTTAGTTGGCCAGTGGTTGGGTTTATAACAAAAGATGGTTGACCATTTAGACCTGTAGGATTACCTGATTGTATGGACCATTTTAATTGTTGAACTTTTTCTGTACCAGTATAAGAAGATCCATTAACAGCACTAGTGTTTTGCGTTGGTAATATAACCTGATCAACAGTAGCTATTATACTAGGTAAAGGGCTATTAGCAAAAGATGGAGCAGTGTTGCTTAAAGCTCCATTTACATTTATTGTGTTTATTTCACCTGGAGCTAAAGAAGATCCAGAGTCTACAGTTACAGTAATAGCAAATTGATATACATCTTGAGTTATACTATCATCTAAGTATACAAAGTTTCCTACAGTTTTAATTCTATATGCTTTATAAGTAGAACTAGTAGAATTAGTGTCTTGTTCTAATATAAATTTATTATCATCTCCTGATCTAGGTGATGTATAACTCATGGTAGCAGTAGTAGGATATGCAGCATCAAATTGAGTTCCTTCGTTTGATATAGGAAAAAACCAACCTGTTATAGGATCACCAGAAGCTTTACTTTCTGGTTGTGAGTAGTTTATTGCTGTAAAAGCACTTGGTCCATCGTAGCCAGTTAAAACGTCTGCGTTTAAATCAGATATTAAACCTACCGTTCCAGTTTCCCAAAATATATCTAATAGAGATTCTGTAGGATTTGTTTCATATATGGCTAAAACAGGAAAATCTGCATTACCAGAACTTGTATCTTGCTGACCAATAGCTTGTCTATTTGTAGAAATCCTCATTAAATAAGGATCTGTTTCATTTTGATATATACTAGGATGTTGACTTAAGGTGCCTTCACCTGCTAAAGTAGATTCCATACCTACAGCATCAACACTGTGATAAGGATTAAGTGATCCTGGAAAATACTGTGCATTAAAAGGTGATGCAGCAAAATTTACATTTGTTACTCTACCTGAAAGCAAAACGCTACTTCTATATTGCTTTTGATCAGGACCAACCTCAGATAAATCTCTAGGTATTTTATTTATATTATCTCCAAATAAAGTAGAAAAAGCAGTTTGATTAATTTCATCACCAAAATATTCTGTATGACCAAAATAACCGTTGACTATACCTGGAAGATATGCGTTGTAGTAGTCTTGTTCAGTTTGTTTAACAACAACTTTATAAGAGTACCAGCCAATAGGATTTAATGTGTATGCAAAATTTAAATCAGCAGATGTACCAGAAAGTGTTGTATTATTTAAATAACTAGAATTTACTCTTCCATCTGTACTTACTATATAATTAGGTGCTCCTGTAGCGTTTACACTAATTACTTTTACATAGTCTACGTATTCACCTCTTAAATAGTTACCCGCAACAGGAACTATAACATTTTGAGAATATGCCGTACTATCTAATGTAAAAGTGTACTGCGTGTCTGATATAGTGGCTATAGGCGTTTGTTTAATAGCAAATCCTTTGTCACTTGTTGCTATAGCGTATAAACCAGGTTCACCTGTATTAAAATTAGGTAAACTATTTGTGCCTGAAGATATACCTTGTGTAACACTTAGTTGTAATGTATCACCAAACCAAGCTTTCATGTTAGATAAACTTGTATTGTATGAATGAAATATAGTGGATCCTAAAAAATTATTAGTTGCAGCGGCGCTAACAGGGGACAATATAACTGGTGATTGTCTACCGTATTTATCTGCTAATATAAAACCTACTTGATAATTTCTGTTTTGTTTTAATGAATGATTAGGGTATTCTATCCAATTTGTTCCGCCAGATACGGAGCTTTTATCTATAACTTTAACATCGTAATTAATAACGTCTGGTGCAGAATAAGTGTTTCTAAAATTAGCATACATTATTCTATTGCCTGCAGTTTCTTGGGCTAAAGCTCTTACCGGCACTTTGTCATAAACTCTTATAGTTTGATCTGATGGTAAAGTTTTATATGGTTTTCTTGACTGATATTCATAAGTATATATATTATTAACAGAATCATTGCTTAAATCTATAACAGGTATTGTTTCTAAAACTTTTACAGTTGTTTGATCAGACTCTTTATATAATATATCTAATGATTTAACTTTAAAATTAGCAGAAAGCTCACTACCTTTTGATGGTAAAGTAATTAATAATTCTATATTATTAACACTATTTTCCATCCAAGCAACTATAGTGCTTCTAAAAGCATTGTCTTCATCTTCATTTTTAAAATAACCTTTTTGTTTAGGTATAAAAGCTATTTGAGTGAATGGTGCAAATATAGAATATTCACCATCATCAAATCTATATCTATAACTAAACCTTACATATCTACCTTCTAAGTAATCCGGGTCACCAGGCCAATTTGGATCACTAGACTTGTTTGTCATTGTAGATATTAAAAAAGTAAATATATCCCCAGCGATAGGTGCTGTAATAGCTTTTGAAAGTGTTACTGTGGTTTTACCAGTTGCAGTAACTGCATTAACAACGGTAACAAAATCAACCGGAGCTACTTTAACTACGCCAGTTGTACTTGTACTTGTCACAGACATACCAATTAAAATACCCGCATTTTGATTAACAACAAAAGTTGTGGTTGTAGGCGCTGGACTAGCTTGAACAGTTGCTGTAGCTGTTTTAATTAACGATATAGCTGTATAAGGATTGTATTTAGCAACAGATAACTGAACTTCTTCTTTGTAATAACTAGATGATTCGTTTATATTTACTTTTCTTGGTTGATTTCTATTGTCTGTAAAAAATAATAAGTTTTCAATTAAACTAGCTTGTATTGGGTTTGTAGTTGAAAAATTTAAAAATATACCATCAGCTATAACATTAGCTGTAGCGGGGTTTGAAGGTGACCACGAATATATTATACATCTTTTATTTGAAGGCGCATAAACCGGTGTAGTTTCTGGTGTAGAGTCTGTATAGTTAGTCGCAAAAACAAATATAGTTTGAGTATATTCGTCAGTTAAATAACCTATAGTTTGTATATTACTAGGTAAAGCTGGAGTTATAGTAAATGTTTTTTCAGTATTACCTAAAACAGTTTCTAAAGCACCTATATCATCATCTTCTGATTTACCTACAGATATGTTCTGCGCATCTCTATATTCACCGTTAGGAATAAGTCTATCATCCAAGTCTTTATTCATCTTGGATCTTAGAAAACTGTTTTTAATTTCAGCCATGTTTAATTTTAATAACTAGTACGTTAAATTCTTTTTATCACCTGGATTTAAACCTTGTCTTAATTTTGGATTTGCAATTTCTCTAAATCCACCAATATTTTTAGGTTTACTTCCTCGTGTCAAAAGATTTTTTATTATTTGAAACGCTCCTTTTGCAGCTTTAACACCTGCTCCACCAACAAACCCTAAACCACTGGCCCCTCCAACTATGCTTCTTTTGTTATCGTTCTGAAGATGTTGTCTAACTTCTTCTTTTGTTGATCCTTGTTTTTTATTATTTATCATGTTTTTATTATTTAATCCATTTAGATTTACCTCTCATAACTTGAATTATTTGGTCAAGTTTAATGTTTGATAATCTTATTTTAGCATTTCTTAACTTAGCACTTCTTTCTTGTTTAAATCTTCTTACAACGTATTCTTGAACTCCAGAACTAACCGATAAAATAGAGTGTATTATATGAGCATATAAAGCTTCTTCAGCTAGTTTAGGTATTCTAGCATCAAGATCATAAGCATTACCATCAGATATATATTGCAGTAATATTAGTTTATTAGCTAAATTACTAGTAAAACTAAACGTGCCTTTTCTTTCATCTATTTTAAACCAACCGTTTTTCTGACTAGTCTGTGGTTCTAATCCATATCTTTGACCTAACGCACCATCTGTGTAGTTGCGATCTAAAACATTAGCGTTGTTTAAATCATTATTAAAACCTCCGCTTATATATCTAGGGTTTGTTTTATTCCATGTAGGGTCAATTTGCGAAGTTACTTCTGTGTTAGCATCGTTACTATCTTGTATAGGGTTACCAGTATCATCTTGAGAAAATGTATAATAAGGGCTTTGATTTAAATTGTTTGTAGGATATATAGGGTGTAAAACACCTAACTCATCAACCCATGATAATTTAACATAGTTAACATAGTCTTGAGGTATAGTTAAACTTAATGTAGAAGGTACTGTTAATTCACTAGATTTAACACTTTTTAAGGTATCATAACTAAACTCTTGTAAACCACGCCTAGCGTGAAATATTACGTCAGTTCTTTTTACACTTGGTATAAGTTTTCCAGCTCCAACATATGCAATTAAAAAATTATCAATAACATCATTAAGCCTTGTATATTCATATCCACCAAAATTATTTTCTTTAACATCTTCGTTTAATTCTATTTTTACGTAAGTGTTAAGCGTTAGCGAGCCAATTATAGTTATAATGTTTGGTGTAGACATTTGCCAAGGCGTTAGTCTACGTAGTAAAACATTAATATTACTTACACCACCTGTTGGTAGGTTTTGGCTAAGAGTTAAAGCATCTACACCAGTATTAGTTGTAAAACTTACTATACTACCTAAAAATACATTTGTAGAAGCATTAAATACACCTATAACATTACCACCTTCAGAAGCTGTAGAAGATACTATATTCAATATTGGTTGAGCTTGAGCATTTGCGCCACTAACAGCAGCAACAACATCTGTTGAGTTAGGTGTTAATTCAGTCCATACTTGAGCGTTAGAACTTAAAAATACTTTAAAATTATTTAAATTATACCCATTAGTTGCTTGATCAGAGTAGTTACCCGTACCAACAACTAATTCTGTATCAAATGTGCTTGTAAAAGTTTGATTAACAGCGGTTGCCGGTACTGTAAACTGCTGTGAACCAGCGTAATATTGTCTGTTAGTTTCGGTTATTAAACCACCATTAGGTATAGGCATATTCTAGCTTTTTTGATTTTGTTGTTCTTGAGCTACTTGTTGAGCAGCAACTTGTATTATAGTGGGATCTTTTACCACTACTCCAGCATATAATAAAATTTTTAAAACTATTTCAGTTTGCTCAGAGTCATGTAATTCAAAGTTTAGTGATGTATCTGGGTTATATACGTAAGCATTACCAGATAATGTAAAGTTCCACACTGGATCTATCGGTTTTCTTATATATGTTGCTTGAACACCAGATTGAATACTTTGAGGATATACAAAAAGTTTTTGTTTTTCGTAAACATAAATAGGATACGTGGTTGTAGGTGCTGTTAATTTAGAGCTTAATAAGTGATATAATTCACCTCTATCAACTCTTTCTAGTTCTTGCGTTGGTAACGCTCCAGCGCTATATATAACTGTACCTAATCTATAAAAATCATCTTGCACGTTGACAATAAATATATCTATTACAGCAGCTGGTGCAACGTTTAAAGTTATTGTTGTTCCGTTTATACTGTAAGCTGTAGTTGCTACGCCATCTAAATAAACAGTTGTAGTTCCACTACTTAACTGATTAGCTGTAATAGTTGTTATTGTGTAAGCTTGTTGATTAATAATTGTTAAAGTATTGAAAGTAGCTTGTGAAGATCCTGATTCCGCAGGTAAGCTAAATGATCCATTAGCGTATGTAGTGTTACCAATAGTTTTAAATATAGAAATTTTTTCATCAAGATTACTTACTCTATCTGCGTAATCTGTATTTGTTTGTGGAATACGTATCTGCTGGTTAAGGTCCTCAAAATACCTTTCAAATATCTCTAATTGAACCTGAGTACCTATTTTATTAAACTCAACAGGTGTCATATAACCTCTCTGTTCTTTATTTAGTATTAATAAAACGGTTTGATATACAGTATTTACGTTTATTGCCATTTTAGTGTTTTAGTTGATAGTGATAAGGGCCACGCAAATGACCCTTCACTATAATTATAGTCACATATTATTGTAACTTTTTCTTAATTGTTTTAAAAACTTCAACACCTTCATCAGTTTTAAACCAAGCGGCTAATGCTGAATAAGGGTTTTCATCAAAAGGTATAGTCATTAGTTTTCTATCATTAGATCCCCAATGGAACGTTCTTTGATCTTGAGCTAATTTTATTATATGTTGCTCTACAGCTCTAATACCTATATTTCTTAAACCTACGTTCTCATCACTTGCTACAGATAAAAATGCTGATGGATTTCTTCTTGCCATAAGTAGTAAATCTCTTCTTAGCTCTTTAGAACTTAATGTAGAGACTTTAGACCCTAGTTCAACTCTTAATACAGCTTCAGCATGGTCTATATCCATTTCTTTTGCTGCAATCATCGCGTCTAGTTCTACATTAATATCTTCAAGTTCATCTTCAGCAACTACCTCAGCTTCCCATTCAGAATATATAATACCTTTTTTAGGGTGATATAGTGATAATAGTTTTTGTAAGTTTTGTTTTTGTTTTGGAACAGCTAAAACACCATCTTCAAATATAATGTGCCCTAGCGTTACCTCTCCTTTTTGTTCTTGTAAAAAAGGTGAGTTCTGATTCGTTGCATATCTTAGTTCTTTTTGTTCCCCTGTTTTTTCGTCAAACCATAGTAATGGATGTCTTCCAGTGTTTTTAGAATTTAAAGTATATGTTAACGGTTCTTTATCGTGTAATAGAAAATATCTTCTATCTTTAATCTCCCATTTAGGGGCTATTGTTTCTTTTGTTTTTGACATGATATAATATAATATAATTAATAAAATAAAGAGTATCTCCGCCCGAAGACGGAGATAAACTTTAAAGCAATCTTATTGTTGGAATAATACGAAATTATTCGCAGCTTGAGTAACCAAACATCTTTCAGATAACCAGTTAACTTGCATCGCATCAATGTTAGTAGTGTAAGCACCACCAGCAGATCCTGTGATCCAGTTTTTGTATCTTCTGTCTTCTGTTTGTGAAGCTCTATATCTAACGTGTAAGAATGGTCTTCTTATGTTAGTACCTAATTGTTGGTCATACACAGTTGATGTTCCAGCAGGTATTAATACACCTTCTATTCCACTTACCGCAACTCCACCTCTTGTAGAAGCATCGTTTAAGTATTTCCAGCTAGTTTTGTAGAAGTCATAAGAACCTCTTCTGAAACCAGAGAAACCTAAATTAAGTGCCATGTCTTCAGAGTTTTCAAATAAACCGTAAGCAGTTCCACCTACAGCTCCACCTGAAATTTGTCCTAACATGTCATCAAAATCTAAATCAAGTCCTCTGTTTAAGAAAAGCATGTTTTCTTCAATAGCTCCTTGAGTATCTAGATTTTTAAGTACTTGATCAAAGTCAGAAATTCCAGTACCAGCCGAGAATCCAGACATTACATTACCTCTTGCTTGGATAGCAGCAAAAAGTCCTTGAGATCCATAAGCGTTGATACCACCTCCAAATCCTTGGATATTAGCAGCGGCTTGAGCAGCAAAACTTACACCTCCAGCTCCACTAGCTAATTCACCTTCAACCATTGCCATTTCTAAGTAATCGTCAAAACGTAATCTTGTCTCAGACTCAGATTTTAGATACCATAAGTATCCTGATGTTCCATCTTCTGTAGCAACTTCTACCCATCCAATTTGTGCCATATCAGAACCATTGATTTGGAATGAATCTTTTATGATAATTGGGTTGTTAGAATATTGAGTAAATGAAGGTTGAATAGACTTGTAAGATCCAGCACCTAAGCCATTATCTACAGGTCCAACAGTTCCTTTAGCAAATATAGAACCATATACAAACATTTTAAGGTTTGCAGCAGCAACTCCTAAAGCATCCCAGTTAGCAGCAGTAAATGGATAAGCAGTAACTATTTGACCTATACCACCTGGTAAACTTGTTTTTACCACACCTTTTAATGTAACACCTGTAGATGGGTTCATTACAACGATAGTATCGTTTGGAAAAATAGCATTTGAAACTCCAGCAGGTAAAGCAAAAGCAAAAGTAGCAGCTCCAGCACCACCTTGTACAACGTTGTTGTAAGAAACATGCAGTCTATTTTGTTCAGACCAAATTACTTGATCAGATGACATTGGCATTTCAGCGCCAACCATTCTAAGGAAACCGTTTAAAGTTCTGTTTCCATATCTTTCTACCTCAGCTTCGTAAACTTCAGGTAGGTATTGCTGAGCAAAGTCATTAGCTCCAGCATTAAATGCTAGGTAATTGTTTTGCAAAGCTAATTGTTGTTGAGAAGGTATAATACTTCCAAACACAGGATTAATTTGTCCCATAATAATTAATTTTGTTTTTAGTTAAATTTTCTTGTTTTAATCTTCAGTTTCGAAGAATCAAGACCGCTTATAGCTTTAACTTTTAATCCACCAACAAATACGTCTCCGGTAGGCGCTGGCCTAACATCCTCGGATATGTTTTTAGACTTAGCAACAAGATCTTTAGTAGCATCGGATTTACCTTGCTCATAAAAATGTTGTGCTATTTTGTCAACGTTTTCAGCGGCATACATAGCTTTGTGATAACCTTTAACATCCTTTACATTACCTTTATCATCTAAGAACTTCTTAATTGTGTTTGTAATATTCGATTGTTTAGTTGCAACTTCACTAGGATTTTTAACACCGTATCTAAATTTCTTTTCACCAACACTGATGTCAAAACCTTTGAAATCATTAGTGAAATAATCTTTAGTATTAGATTTAAAATCCTCATGTTGTTGTTGAGCTGTGTTTTGCTCTTCATTATAGCGATTGAAAAAGTCCATAGCTTTTTGTTGGTCTTGTGTCGTACCAGGTCTCAACTTGATTTCCTCGTAATATTGACTTTTTAAACCATTTAAATGCTTTCGGGCTTTAGCAACCTCTTCTTTATACGCAAGTTTCTTTTTACGAATCTCACGTTCCTCGTCCACTTCTTCATCAAATGAAAAATTATCTTCAATCATGAAGTTAATCTCGTTTGAATCTAAGTGTGATTTGGCTTGTCTGTAATACTCTCTTAATAAAGTATCATTATCTACATTAGTATAGTCAGCATTTAATCTAACATAATCTTCTAATGTTCCACCTGTTTCTTTCATAAAGTCTACGACTTTTTCGATGTTCTCAGGTAATTTAGCTACCTCTCTTGCCTCTTCAGGTGTAGGAGCAATAACTTTTTCTTCAATCTTTTCACCTAGTTGTACTATTTCTTCTTCAACAACTTTTTCAATAGGTTTTACTTCTTCTTCTTTAATTTCAGAAACTGGGCTGGGCTCTGGTACTTGTTCGTCCACTTTAGGGCTATCTCCGGTTTGTTCTTCCACAACCACCTTCTTTGTTTCTCCGACTTGAATGGCATCTGTTTCTTCTGTTTTAGGTTTTGATAAATCGACTTTGATAATATCGTCTTTTACCAATTGTTTAGGCTTCTTTTTTATTTTAAAAGAGCCTTCTTCTTTTACTTGTTCTGACATAATATAATATAATAAAAATTAATAAAAGTTTATTGCGGTGTAAACTGCTCTAAACCAAATCCGCCTAAGTTATCATTACCAGCTGATTCAAAATCTGTAGGTAGTAAATCATTTTGACGTTGTTCAATCATTTTTGATTGTTGTGTTGCTTGTATTTTAGTTCTTTTATCTTTACGATCTTCTATAAACTGTTCTTTTTCTTTATCTCTACCAACTTTAGCTTGAGCTAATTGTAGTTGATATTGAAACTCTTCAGCCATTAATTGTTTTTTAATTAACGCTTCTTGTTCCATTCTTTGTATTTCAAACTGAGACTTAGCTTGCTCTATTTGTATTTCTGTTTGAGCTAAAGCTTCTTGTTTTTGCACTTCATTTAAAGCAGCTTGCTCAGATTGTTGCATGTTTGCTTGAGCTTGTGCTTGAATTTGCTGTTGTTGAGCTTGTTGATCTTGTTTTTGTTTTTGTATTCTTCTATATTTTAATATTTGATTAGCTAAAGTTATATTTTTAACCTCTCGAATATCTATAGCATCTTCTAAATATATTTGACCTGATTGTAAAGCCACTTGTATGTTTTGCTCTAGCATAGCTTTTTCTTCATCATCTGGTTCAAGTTCTAAATAAATACCAAAATCATATAAATGTAGATTTTTTAATTCTTCTAAGTTTTGAGTATTAGTTAAGGATATGCTTTGCATTAAAGCCTGCTTAGTTAAATCAAACTCTAAAGCGTCTGCTAATCTTAATGATATGTTTTCACATGCTCTTAAAGTTAAATATAAACTAGCGTCAACAATATGTTTAGTCGCTATATTTGAAGCGTTGGCAGCCATTTTTTGCAATCCGACTAAAGCGTCTTTGTCTGGTAAACTGCCATCTCTTGCCTCATTTAATCCTGTTACATCTCTTATCATTTGTAAATAATATTGATAAGTAGCTATAAGTGATTGTATTTTTCCGTTAGAACTTGAAGTCTGTAATTCTTGTATAGGCACTTTGCCTCTGTTAGGATCACCATCTTGAGTCAAGCTTCTACCAACTATACTACCAGTCTGGAAATACATGTTTAAAGCTTCTTGAGGATTATAATTAGTTCCATTACCTAAATCAACTTCTGCTAAACCATCAACATCCACAAATACACCATCTGGAACCATACGTTGAATTACTTGTTGTAGTTTTAACGATGTTAATTGTATCATGTCTGCAAAACTAGTACATCTACTAACTAAAGATTCTATGCGACCTTGATATAGATTAGGTGCACATATAACATAGTTCATTTTAACTTTAGTTAAATCACTATTAGGTCTTGTCATATTCTCAGCAAGCTTCCATTCAAGCATCTGTGGAACACCCATAACTTTAGCACCACTAAATAAAACCTCTATTGATCTTGAAACCCTATCAAAGTTATCGCTTTGTGGTGGGTTAAATGTATCAGGTTTTTCTAATGTTTTTTCTAATCCAGTTTCTGTTCTTTTTATTTTAAACACTTGATCTATAAATGTTTTGTATTCAAAAAATAATATCTGAACTAAATCATTGTCGTAATTTGGATTAGCTATGTAACCATCACGACCAGGGTATTTAACCATTTTTTCTAATTCTTCACTTGTAAGATATGGAAATTTCTTTTTGATTTCAGCTAAAGTCATAGACTTTATTTCACCAACATAATATATATCTTCAAAATTAGGATCATTAGTATATGAATAGACTAAATTAGCAGGATCTACATAATCAACTACAACACCTTCTGATTTATTAAAAGTTGTTTTAACAGCCCCAATACCTATTGTAACTATATCTTCTATAGTTCTTTTATTAGTTAACTGATATTTATTAAAAGCCAAAGTATTGTTTATAGCTTCTTCTTCAGCAATTTCTACAGATTGCTTATAGCTTAACTGCATATGTATTTCTAATTCTTCTTTTGATTGAGGAAGATTCTCTGGATCCGTTGTATTAAAAAGATTTAATCCAGTTTGCTGTTGTATTTGTAGTATTTGTTCCTTAGCCATCATGTCTCTATATATACCACTTACATAATCAGTTCTTTGTTTTAAAGAAAAGGGATCTTGAGCATAAGCTTTTAAATCATAATCTTTAGCAGCTATACCGTTTACAACTATATCTACAAACTTAGGTATTATAGGTACTGGCTTCCAGTCTAAATTTAAATAAGACAAATCACCATTAATAGATAATTCATCTTTATATTTTTGCACACTCTGCTCACCTCTGAGCATATAATCTTAAATGATGAAACTGCTGATAACCCGTGTTTCCATCTACTACCATTTACTCTACCACCTCTAAACCACTCATACTCAATAGCTTGCCCAACTAATAATCCATATTCTAAAGTTCTCTTTTCCTCTTCAGATACCATCTGATCAGGAAACGCACTATTAACACCAGTGTTTAATTTCATCTATTAATTATTTTTGATTCATTGCCTCTATTATCATACTTAGAAAAGTTTAAATTTACAGGTTGTTTTATAACCTCAGCAACGGGTCTATATTTGTTTTTATTGCAAGCCATGATCGCTAGACCAGAGCTTATTGATGCATCATGTTTTGTTCTATTGTTTATATCAAAAGCAGCCCAGTCTTCTAACGTACGTTGAAAATACATTGTCCCATACTGTTCATTGTTATATCCAATAAACATCTCTATATAAGCTTCAATAGCAGCAGCATGCGCTTGTTTAACGTCTTCACTTGAATTAGGTATACCACCTATTTCTTTTTCTGTTACAGATAGCTTATGTATTGTTTTATCTGGTCTGTTCATAGAGTAACCTCTATAACCTCTTCTTTTAAAATGATATAATAATCTAGGTTTGTTATTTTCTGCAAGTATAGGCATACCGTAAAACACGCAAGCCATAAGTACATCTTCAAAAAATATTTCAGCAGTCTGAGGTCTAGCTATATATTCTAAAAATAATAAGTTAGGTGGAGCATCTTCCATACTAAACTTAGTCAAACCATGCAACGAACCTTTAGAACCTCTACCGTCTACAGTTCCTGATATATCATAACTGTCACAACCGAAAGCACCCATGTGATCATTGCCAGGGAACTTTCTACCATTTTTTATAAGAACTCTATTTTGTTGATCTTTATTTGGCACCCATGAAACATAAAACCTACCTTGTTTACTTGGAACAAACATAACGCTTGTATCTTTAATCCCACCTTCCCATTGAAAATTACCCTGTGTGACAACGTTAGAGTGTTTTAAATCTTCATTGTAATCTATTTGTTCATAGATCTTTGTAAGATTAAACAGTGATTGTTTTGTTTCATCTCTGAATGCATGTTTCTCAGTACGTGGAAATTGTCTATACAATTCATTAAGTGCATCAGGATCGTCCTTAAGACCATCTACTTCATTCTCCCAGTGTTCTATTACACCTATTTCAATCGGGAAGCCATCAGGTCCCGTCTTTTTTTCTTTGGGTGTCTCAAAGACAGGTAATCCATAAGAATCAATGTATCCTTCGTAATTCCACTCCATAGGAATGAACAAGCTATATAATCCCGAGCTAGTCTGCCCATTGCGGTTTCTTCTGGTAACGTCTGAGTCATCATATAATTTTTTATAATTTCTACCTCCTTTATCTAAAGCATTTGACGTTGAACCCATCATACACTTACCTATAATTCTAGAACCTAATCTTAAACAAGTTTTTGTAACCCTCCAGTTGTTTAATATATTGTCAGGTTTTTCCCACTTACCAGATTCATCGTGTACAAGTAGTTTTAATTTTTCACCATCATAACTGTTATCTCCTGTATTTTTCCAGTCAATAGTTGTATCTAATCCTTCTAGTTCTTCTAATTGTTCGTTACTATCTAGTTTACGTCTTGTAAATCTGCTAGCAGGAACTCTGTATGCAAGTTCTGTTTTTGGCCGATCCATACCGTCTTGAATTGGCTTGAAGAAAAACGGGTAGTTGACGGAAATGGGTACGATTTTATCAGTAAACATTTTCTTCGCATCAGCCCCAGACTTTGATAAGACACCGTATCTAGCATCACTAGAGATAGTGGCAAGGTTGACTGTTTCGCCAGATGCCATGAATGAAAAACCAGACCGTCTGTTTTTGAGGTAGCACATTCCGTAGCAACGTGTATCTGCTTTACAAGCTTCCCAGAATATATAGAATAATCTGTTTGCTTCTCGAAAGTCTGCTTGCCCAACATCAATCTTGGACCACTGCAAGTACATGTAATGAGTACCAGTAATATAAGTAGCTTTACCCTTGTTATTAAACCAATAACCTTCGTGGCGCCTGGCAAATTCTCTATCAATATATGCATACCATTTTTCTTTAAAATCATCTGGATACTGTTTCCAATCAAATATTGTTTTAATTTTTTTTAAAGCTTTAGGGTATTCGTGGGTTTGCCACTTATCAGCTTCAGTGAAAACTTCGTTTTCTTTTGGTAATGCTATTTTAAGATTTTGTATTTCATATACTTCACCAATCTGACCTGTTTTAGATATAACAATAACATCATGTTCTTTGTTATAACCATAATCCCACTTTTTAGATTTATTTAATCTTTTTATTACATGTGGTTTTATGTGATCAATTACTTTATATAACGTTTGTTTATACATTACTTAGATCTTCTTTCTGCAAAACCTCCAAAAGCTTTAGCCTGAACTTCTTCTTTTGGTTTTTCATTTATCATATCCTCTTCTTCTTTAATACGGTTAAGTATTTCAAAAGCATCAAATATAGCTAACTTTTTAGTTGCAGCAGCGTTCTTTAATCTATCAGCAGATATATCGTCATCAGAATCTACAATAGCTTCTTTAGCTACTTTAATTAATTCTTCAACCGCTATGTGCCCAGCGTGGATTATATTCTTCTTCGTTTCCTTGACGTTCATGTTTAATTACAATATCATTTGATTTCATACAATAAAGACGTTTGCCATCAACGACAAAGTCATATTCTCCATTAGGTGTATAACCTACAAGGTCTCCCTCGTTGATTCCTAGCACTTCTAACGCACTATTACCGTATTTTAATATACCAATAAGATATCGCTCTTGATCAGACACTGTATTATCATTACTTTTAATAGGACTTATAAAGCATCTATCATTAATAGTTTGCCATTTATCCTTTCTTTTATATAAATACACTTGATCTAACTGAACAAAATATAAACCATCTTTAAAATAAGACTTACTATTCTTTTCTTCACCTCTTACATTATACCATCTTCTAAAAACATTATGGTGAATCATTATTAAATCACCTTTTTTAATATCAGTTTTAAATGACAAAGGTGTTTCTATAACTTTAGCTATATTATTTACGGATTTAAAAGTTTCTACTTGTGTGTTAATTATAAGGCTTTTGTCACCTACTTTAACATCATTATTATATCGCTGGCCAACTGGCTCAACGATAAAGTCAAATAAACTTTTCACTAATATTCTAAATCATACTCAACTGATATTGCCATGTTAGAATTAAACTTCTTCCACGGCAATACTTCGTCTCGTTTTTTGATGTAGATATTATAGGAATTATCTGTTTTATCAGAAAGTATATGTGATATTGTATGCCCACCATATACTGACTGCCCTAACGAATAGTGCATAGCATCAGTTTTATAGTCAGAACCAATACTTATCTTTCTAATTACAGATGACATTATTCCTTTTTATCCTCTTCTTTTTCAATTGGAGTATATGTTCCATCTTCTAAATTAATATTGATAGATCCGTACTCTTCTTCTAACTCTTTTTTAAAGTCTTCAGTCTCTTTGTTTACTTCGTGAAACTTACCTAATACTGAGGTTTTCTGGGCTTCTAAAAATCCTACTTCGTTTAACAACTTGTTTAAGTCTTTTTGAAAGCCTTGGATTTTTTCTAATTGGTCTTTTTTAATTTCCATTTTTAATTTAATTTAATTGATTAATTATTTATTAATATAGTTACAGGTTTTATTTATTTTTTAAATAAACTTGTAGCCTTTTCTGTCGTGCGTCCACCAAAATATGCTAGAACAACAGCCATCATTACTTTTTCAAATGTATCATTCCATAATTCACCTATGTGAAATGGTATAGACTCTACACTGTCTAATAATCCTGCTATTGAAAATATAACAATACACCACACTAAAACCATAGGGCGTACGTTTTTAGAAAGCCATGAATCTGACATTGAATCAGCTTGCCACCTTGAAGTAACGGCTTCCATTTCTTTATTTTGTTGTTCGAATATAAGTTGTTGTAATTTTATTTTGTCTTCACCACTTACATCGGATTTACCAATAGCAGCAATAGCTTCAGCAGGTGAAGTTACACCGCTTAGTACACTTCCTAACGTAGGATTAACTAATGAAGCAGCGCCAAACAATAGTTTGCCTACTGTAGTTTCTGCAAATTTTTTCTTAGGTTTTGACATTTTTATTTTCCTTCACTTTTTTGTTTTTTTCTACTAGCTTTAATTTGTTTTTGTTTTTTTAATGAATTGGTTACTAATCTACTCGTTGTTGTTCTTTCATCAGTTGGATTATCATTTGAATCTACGTATGTTCTTTTACCTTTTTGATCTTTATAATCTTTTCTAATTTTTTTCCTTTCAGCTCTACCCTCTTGTCTTTTAGATCTTTTTGTAAGCCTTTCAGCTTTAGCTTTAGATCTTTTCATTGAATTAACTTCAGCTTGAGTTTTATTTAACTTTTTAATTTTTTTATCTGCATCACCCTGAGCTTCAATAGCTTTTTCTCTAGTCTTAGTACGTCTTTGACTTTTTCTTGTATCTTTATTACTTTTTCTTCTAGTTTTAGATTCCTCGCTAGTTTCTCCTTCAACCCTTCTTTTTCTAGCTGTTTTTTTTGATTTTTTCTTTTCTCCTTTTGGTTTTACTTCAGTTGTTAATGTTTCACCTGTAGGATCATCACCAACAAATCTACTATTAATCAGTTCTCCTCCAGCCTCAGAACTTAATCCTTTCTTTTTTAAAGTTGATGCTTTTTTAACCGTTTCTATAGGTTTAGCAGGACCTCCTGATTTAGCTGGACCTGTGCTAGTTGGCGCTGTAAAATAACGATTCATAAAACTTTTACTTGAAAATATACTCATAATTTTTATTTTATTTTTATTCTGCTTTATATGCGGGTGCTTCCCACGGTAAAGTTTTATCACCTTCATTAAAAGATGATCTTAAATATTTTTTACCCTTCCAGTACATTGCATCTTTATCATAATCTAAATCTCCACGAGCCATTTGGCCAATGTGAACATTTTCGTGATTAATGGTTTCGGTTATTAATTCTGGATCGGTTATATTTTTATTAATTAAAATATTTCCACGTTTATCAGCTCTACCTATAACGTCATCTTCTTCAAACTCTACGTTAACTATTGGTGTAGGAAATTTACTAAAAGGTGGTTTAAGTTTAAAAGCCATTACTTTCCTGGAAACATTTTGTTTAATACATTTTTACGCTGTTCACAGCCACAAGGTATGTTTAAACCCTGTGAAACTGTGTCAACGATTTTTTTAATTCCAGTAGCTTTAGTAAAAGATTCTATCTTATCACCTAAGCCTCTTGGTTTCATTACGAGAATACTACTTGAGAAACTGTAATACCTGATGGAAGCTTAACTTTAGCTTTTATACCACCTGGGTTAGCTGTTAATGCATAGATAACTGCATCTCTCACTGAAGGAACAGTTCCTGTTGAAGTGTGAGTAATTGCCGCTGTGTCTCCTGCAGTACCACCTTTTAAATAGATAGTTGTTATAGTTGCGCTAGTTGATACAACTCCTGTTGCTTCTCCGCTTACTAGAATGTCTCCACCAGCAAGCCCTGCTCCTGATGAATAAATTGAGATAAATTTTGCCATAATTTTGATTTTTGTTTGTTGTTAATGATTGTTGATTGTTGTTGATTATTTATATTGTTTTAAAATTTTATTTATACCTTTACTTTTAGAGCTATGAATACCTTTATTTGGTCCACCAAAATCAGAAGCTCTACCAACGTTTCCGCTTATACCTGGATTTCTATCAGAACCAATACCACTCGTAAAATTCTTATCTATTTCCTCACGAGTAAATAATCCACTACTAGACATTGAGCCACGAGCACGTAAATTCGCTTTGCGAGCTGTAGCATCGTGGTGTCTTTGGTCTTGTAATGCTTTACCTCCCGCTCTAAAACTTAATAGTCTATCATACTCTTGATTAGATGCTTTTGTACTATCTATAGCTGCTTTAGATAGTGCAGCTTCTTTTTGAGCTGCAATTTTCTTTATTCTATTTGACATTTGAGTTTGACCACTTTTTTCAATTTGAGCACGAGTTTGGTTTCCTAATGTAACTGTTTTAGTAGAGCTTTCATTATTTTGAGAAGTCAAACTTGAATTTTGTGAATTTGAAGAAGCATTAGCAGAATCATCTTTTGCTCTTGCAGCTGCTCTTTTAGCGTTTGCTGCGGCAGTCATTTCTGGTGTTATTTTTGAAGGATCAACAATTTTTGTTCCTTCACTTGCTACTACAGCATCATAATTACTAGTACTACTACCACTATTGCTAGCTGTAGAGGATGTAGAACTACTACTATCACCACCTTTTGAAGTAGTAGATCCTTTATAGCTTGTTTCAGTATAACTAGGTAATGTATTTTTTTTCTTTGGATTTTCAACTAGTGGATCTGTTTTTGGATCTCCAGCTGGTGGATCTCCGATTTTATTTACTCCGTATGCTTCTTTTATATATTTAGATGCACCTCCTGATATTTTACCAGGTTGCATCATTTTAAAATCTCCACCGTCTATCTCTCCATTTCCATTTTTATCTAATTCTGCTTGATCTCCAACTAATTTATAAGCACCAAGAGATTGGTTTTGATTCATATCCCCCATTTGCTTATAAGCTCCGGGCATTTGGTAATTATCGTGACCATGAATATTTAAATGCTCACCGTTGTTTCTAATGTGTTTTGTTGATCCCATTTTAATTTTTTTATTTTTTGTTTATTTATTTTAACTTAATGCTACTAAATCTGATATTCCACCTTCAGTACCTGTGGCATACACTTGAACTACACTAACTGGCAGTACAAAACCTTGAGCAGGTTTTACAAATGTTATTACTTCATTATTTATTGTATGTACTTTTATTTTAGCTTCTGAATCATAGCTATAAGTAAGAGTTGAATTAGCGGCTATACTTTGTGCCGATGCTAGGACATAATTACTACTATTAGTAACTGATGCTATTAAAACACCAGCTGCAGGTAATGTACCACCTGTTACTCTCATACCAGCTTTTACCTGTGCATTTGGCGAAGCTAAACCTACATTTGTAGAGTTTGAAACAACAGTGTTATCGCTAGTTGTTGTAACTGGTAAAGCAGTTGGTGATTCACCTATGTATATATTATATTCTTTCCACGCTCCTTGTGGAGTTGTTGATTTTGTTCTACCATCTAACAATAATGTATCACTTGGTGTTACAGTTATTCCAGACTTGTAAGAGTCAGTGTAATAATTTCTAATCATTTTTTATTTTTTTTTATTTTTATTTTTACTACAAAAATTTCTAGCAGCAGCTACGCTACCAAATCCCCATTTTTTTAAAGCCATTGCTTTTCTTGTTGGCTCACCATTAGCACCTTTCATAGCTCCTTTCATACCAGCAAATCTGCAAGCAAAAGAAACTCTTCTAGCCCCAGTACCAGACGTTTGTCTACTACCTAGCTTTTTACCAGTTTCTTTAGTGTAATTAGATCGCATTTTACGGTTTTGTTTTTCGTAAGCTTTTTCTTTTATAGCTGGTCCTTCGCTTGCCATTATATTATTTTATATTTAGTTTTACCGTTTTCTTTATAAGCTTGTAAACATCTTCTTCTGTTAATATCTTCTGATACGTAACTTATATGTACCCAGTCTGGGTTATCTTCTGTTCCAAACTCCCAAATAATCTGATCATAATCTAAGTTATTCTTAATATAATCATACATTTCTGCATTTGTTTTATAACCGTAGCTATCGTCTATATCAATCGCACAGCCAATACAATGTTGTGAGGTTGTGCTTCCGCCAATAGCAGAATTTAATTTGGGTGAGCGATAGAAACTATTAATAGCTATTGGACCACCTACCCATTCACGTAGAGGTTCAAACACTTTTTCTGCAATAGTTTTCATGTTTATTAAATCTAATTCTCTAGGTATATTGTCAATATTTAACCTAGTGGCTGTGTGAGATTTAATACCTTCTTTAAGAGATATGTGTTCACTTATTCTATCACTCATTTTAGTGAGTTTTTACTTTGCCAACGAGCTTATTGGTCCAGCTTTGTAAGGTACATCAGCTTTCATAACTTGAATACAGCTATCGCCACATCTTGAATTACCTTTTACTAATGTTCTACCTTCTTTTGATAAACCTGAAACCCATATTGCGTTTTGTCCGTATTGTCCTGGTTGTTTTGCCATAATATTATTTTTAAAATTCGTTAGAGTATAAACTATTAACCCCTTGTTGATCTATATCTATTGGTGTTGCAAGCGGTGGATTCATAGCTGGTTTAATCCCTACTGGATCTAGTTCTTGAGAGCTTTGAGCTCTTCCAGCTCTATCCACAGCTAATGGATCTGTTAAACTTTGAAAATTGTCCATTTGATTTTTACCCATAAAACTTGGATCTAATCTTGAAACATCACCTTTTTGGCTAAAATTTTCAAGGTTTGTATTAACAGTACTTAAAGGCACTTGGTTGGCTGGATTATTAAGATCTTTTAACATATCTGGATCTGTTATATAATCTTCCATTTTAACAACTTTAGGTTGGTTCCGCTTTCTTTTGAATCCTGTTAATGCTCTTAATGCTTTACCACTTCCCCCCATAAGGGCTTTAAACATAGCTTGTTGATCCACTATTTTTTAGATTGTAATTTAACAATAGCGTCTTGCAGTTTTTTGATTTTAATATCAATTACTGAAGATGGTTTTTGCACTTCTACTTTTTTTTCTTTTTTTCCCATGATTATCTGTTTTTATCTTTATTAACATTGTTTATAGACGTAATCATAACTTTGTCTATATAGGTTTTACCTTTCATTATTTTATTTCTTGCGGTAGAGGTTGGTATATCCTCTGTACCAAGCATGATACGGTACATTCGACTTATTAGTTGTTTACACTTAAAGGAAACTTTATAGATATTATACTTTTGGGTTGTGCGGTTATGTTTTCTCCATACCAGTATCCAACCTTCTTTAAGTAATCTGTTCCAGCGTCTGTTGTCCCAACTATAAGAATATGTACCGATTTTAAAATCTTCTCTAGTGAAAAGATCCATGCAATCGAAGTATATAAGTAATTCTAAATCTGCATCGTTTAAATCATTATTTTTACAAGCCCATTTTCTAATGATCCTGTAATGTTTTAAAAGATTTAGATTTCTAATGTCACTAGCTTCTAATCTCACAGCACAACTACTACATTGGCCATGTTAACAACTTGATATATCTCTTTATTAATTTCTATTTGATGGCAGTTATTTTTATCAAAATAAATAACATCATTTTCATTAATTCCAATAACATTGCTTCCAGCTGATAATACAGTGCCTTCGGCATATCTTATATCCTCTCGTTGTTTTTCTGCTAAGAAAAGACCTCCCTTTGTTTCAGAGACGCCTTGCTTAGTCATATTAACTATTAAATTATTCCCTATTGCCTTCATTAACTCTAAGATTATTGATTACACAATTGGTTGATAAAATAGTTGATGCTACAGATGCTGCATTTTTTAATGCACTTTTTGTGACAAGTAAAGGATCAATAATCCCTGACTCAATCATATTAACCATATTTCCTGTAACTACATCTAAGCCTTTTCCTTCTGTTAAAGATGTTTTGTAGTTAACTATACCTGCGTTGCTTAAAATAGTCTTAAAAGGCGCCTTAATAGCTCTTAAGAGTATGTTTTCATAAGCATTAGAAGTTTTGACTTGTTGTGCAGCATTTAATAATGCAATACCACCTCCTGGAACAATACCTTCTTTTATAGCAGCTTTAGTTGCGCATATTGCATCTTCAACTCTATCTTTCTTTTCTTTTAATTCAACTTCTGAATTAGCCCCTACTTTTACTACAGCAACTTTACCTGATAACCTAGCTAATCTTTTTTCAGTATTAATTACTATACCAGGATGCTTCGCTGTTTTAAGTTTGGCTTTTAAATCTTTTATTATATCTTTAACTTCATCACATACTTCACCAACATGTAGTATAGTTTCCATTTGGCTTGTTACACTTTTTTGTATTTCACCTAAATGTTCTGGGCCTATTAAATCAATATCATCACCTAGATCTTCATTTATAACAGTGGCTCCAGTAAGTAAAGCTAAATCTTCTAATGTTTCTTTTTTATTAACTCCATAAACAGGCGCGTCAATTAAGTTAACTTTTATATTACCTTTTAACTTATTCATTGCTAAAGCAGACATAACCTGTTGGTCTACATCAGCTATAATAAGTAATGATCTATTTTGTTTTATAGCGTATTCTAAAACACTTTGTATTTTTCTAACATTTTCAACCTCAGACTCAACTATAAGTACTAAAGGTTTATCTAATTCAGATGTATTAGTTTCTTTGTTTGTTACAAAATGTATATTTTTTAATCCTCTATCGTATTGTATACCGTCAATAGTATCAAATACTGTTTCTGGTAAGTCTGAAACTTCTAGTATAACAACACCTGTTTCATCAACTGATCTAAAAGCATCTGCAATAATTTTACCAAGTTCAGGATCGTTGTTAGTAGATATAGTAGCCACTTGATCAATCATATCTCCTTTTACTGTAGTAACTATTGAATTTAAATAATCAACAACTTTATCTGTTGCTGTTCCTATAGCTTTTTTTAAATCTCTAGAGTTTTCTTTTGTTGCAACTTTATAAGCTTCTTCTAAAATAGCATGAGCTAGAACTGTAGCAGTGGTTGTACCATCACCAGCTTCTCTAACTGTTTTTCTAGCCGCTTGTCTTAATAATGTTGCTCCCATATTTTCTACAGGATCTAATAGTGTTATAGCGTCAGCCACTGTTACACCATCTTTCGTTATAATAGGTTCACCGGTTTGATCTTCTAACATAACACACTTACCACTAGCCCCAAGAGTGGAGCTAACGGCTTGTGTAAGTTTTGTAATACCAGCAAACACATTGTTTTTAGCATCTGAACCAAAGCTCAGATTCTTTACAATTGCATTTGACATAATTTAATTTGATTTGATTTGATTGATTGATATTATTTAAACGTCTTAACTACTTTAGGTCCTTTTAAGAAATCTACTTTCTTTGCATAGTGATCAACACTACCATCAATTGCAGTTTCTGCGGCTTCCATAGTTTCACGTCTTGTTACATCGTACCATTTGTCTTTTTCTACAAGGTCACGGTGTTCGGTTTGAAAATAACCATTAGGTAGCTGTACTATTCTCCAATGTTTCTTTTTGGATAAATGTTTCCAGATTTTAATAGTTTCTTCGGTAATCTGCGGTGTTTGTGGTTGGCCCATACTTGAGCTCAACGAATAAAAATAAGTCATCGTGTTTTGGTTTTAAGGGTTAAACTTTATTTTTGGTTAATATTGCCTCGCTAGCAATATAGGTTTAGTTATACTATCACTTGTTTTTTACAAAACTTACACTATTCAACCGGTGGTACAGGTGGGTTTTGCCATGTGAAGTATAAATCTTCATTTACTGGTGTTATTTCTGCTTGTATCTGAGCTTCAATGCTAGCTGACATAGAAGGCACATCTAATGCTCCTTCAAGCCATCCAATAACTACAGCTTCAAAAGCTTCAGTGTCTGCGTAAGGCACAAAAGGGTCTCCTGATGTGTATTGAAAACCTTGAGCACCTATTTGTGATGCTGAATAGGTTTTTCCTCCAGATTCTTCAGAACCTGAGTACGTCCAATGAACAGTGAAGATTACGTTGTCTTCACCTTCTGCCTGGATGTGAGCGTTCATTTGGTTAATTGTCCATTTGTAAGTAATTGCCATTTTTATTGTTTTAATTTATTTATTTTAAGGTAAGCATGATTCAAAAGTTACTAAGCATTGTACGCTTATTGAAGTTGCTGTTGTTGTATTTATTATTGATTGTAATTGTGTACCACTAAATGTAATGCCATATTGAAAAGAAGTTACGGTATTAATAACTGTACCAGCAGTTCCACTCCACTTTACTTGAGCTATTATGTATGCACTTGCATTACTTTGTTTACATATATTAACTTGATATAATCCGGCTGGATAACCACTAAAGTTTAATGCGTTTGACCAAGTATTTGCTACAGAGCTATAATTGTTATAACCATAACTAATATTTCCTTTAACAGTTAAAAGTGGTTGTAAATCAGAGCCTAGTTCAGTATTACTTAATCCAATGCCAACATGATGACATGGAGCCCCTTGAACTGCAAGTGAACCAGCTTGAAGCATTGCAACGGGGCTGGTCGTCCCAATCCCGACGTTTCTATCGCCTCTAACGTAAAGTGCATTTCCTGTGTTGTTTTCAACGTTAAGCAAAGCAGAACCACCATTGTCACCTGCGTCTGACCTTATTTTCATTACAGTGCCAGATGATTGAGATGGGTTGTCGTGATGTATAAAACAAACATCCCCTGAAGCAACATCGCTGTCTACGTGTAATTTATAGCTAGGACTATCCGTCCCGATCCCGACGTTACCTTGATTAAAAACTAATACATTATCATAATTAGTACCCGCATTTCTTTGATTAAAACAAAATCTAACATTTCCAGACGTTACAGTTTCAGATAAAGATAAAAAATAATTATTTGCTCCTGGATTATCATAACTCCATCGTTGATAAATAGATCCGTTATCATTTCCAATATCTAAATTAGCTAAAGGCGTATTCGACCCGATCCCGACGTTACCAGAGGTATCAATTACAAGTCTATCATTCGTACCAACCCTACTGTAGTCAGATATTTTAAATTTATTGCTATCACTTCTGTCTGTTCCTATACTCCAGTCATTTCCGTCTGTGTTAAATATAACATAACAATCGTCTGTTGTGTTATCACCTATTCTAATAGCTGTAGGATTTCCAGGGTGATCTATTTGAAGCCTATCTTCTGGATCTGTAAGCCCGATTCCAAAATTACCATTTTCCAAAATCGTAGCAGCATAAGAGCCACCAGATTGTAATCTTAGGGTAGTTCCAGCTTCCCCACCAAAAAGCATAAATCCTGCATTAAATCCAGAAAATCCTTTTGTCGCACCACTAGCGTTATATTGAATTACAGTGTAATTAGTGTTTGAATTATCTAATTCTAAAACACTATTTGTACCAGATGTTATAACTTCTAATTTAGAGTCAGGATGGGTCGTTCCGATTCCGACGTTGCCGCCGTTAAAGTACGAATTACCACTTGCTTGAATTTTTACGTTAGCAGTTGCTCCTGCATGCATATAAAGCTCAGCGTAACCATTAGCATCGTTATAGAAATTAAATATCCTGTTTGTGTTATTAGCTGCATTTGCTTTACTAATCAATAACCCATTGTCAGTTTTTACAAACATACAATTTTGAGCTCCCCAATTATTTTGTGCAGCTGTACCATGACCTGTCATAAAAACATTAGTTGTAGCAGTAGAATAATTGTGTAATTGAGCTCCAGGCGAAGCCGTCCCGATTCCAGTTTTTCCGTCATTTAACACTACAAAATCACCACCTGTCGTGGCTATTTGAAATCTAGTATTAGCTACATTAGCAGTTCCACTAGGTACACCTATTTTAAATGGATAATATCTTACGCCAACTACTCCACCATCTTTAATATAAAATATTTCATTATCTGAAGAATCAGTTGTTTTAAAAGTTAAACCAGTTGATGCACCAGTACCTTTTATTTCTAATTTAGCATCAGGGTCTGTAACCCCAATTCCTACGTTTCCACCATTAGGATTGATTAATAAATTTCTAAGAGTACTTCCTTCTCTTGCTTCTATCCATCCATAAGAATTTTCAGCAGTACCTAAATTCAACTGCGTTCCTCCTGTTGAATTTGTAATTGAAAGCGTTTGGTTTCCGTCAGCGGGTGTTGCTGATGGTCCTTTTACATCTAGCTTAGAATCAGGACTAGTCGTACCGATCCCGACGTTCGAATTCGTCCCAATCCCGACGTTGCCTGAAGTATCTATAGTCATAACTGTTCCTGTTCCATCAGAATCAGATATTTCTAAATTTCTACTTGCTTGTACATTTGTAAATGTCCAGTTTCCAGTATTTGCAGTTAAAGATATTGAACTATTATTACCATCTGATAAACCAACCGCTATATTGTCACTAACTATTGTTCCTGCAAAAGTTGCGTTTTGTGATGCGTCTAATGTTAAGGCAATTGCCCCGCCTGAATTAAGAAGCATTTGACTATTAGCATGTCCTGCATTAAGGGTTAAATCATCCGATCCCGCATCGTACCATATACCACCGTTGTAGTCTGAAAATTTAAAGCCGCTAGTATAAGAGCCACTATAAAATGTTTGTATTTTATGATATTGGGCACTATCTGAAAGCGTTACAACACCAGTGTTATCTATTTTTATATTTTCATTATATGCACTACTGTATGAATTACCAATATACAGGTAATCATGTGTACTATTCCATTTTATAAATCCGCCATCCGTACCACTTAAACTATCCCCTATCCATATTTCTGCTGATGGGTTTACAACTTGTAAATATCCATTTGTTCTTACTGTACCTGCAAAAGTTGAGTTTCCTGCGCCTACTGTTATATTTCCTGCAAACTTTGCACTACCACTTGTTGACTTACCAAATGATGCAACATAATTTCCATCTTCTGATGATGCTGCAATGGCATTTGCTCCATAAAAATTATTACCATCTTCTACTGCTATATGTCCTATAAAAGCTGAATTATTACCTGAAAAAGTTACAGGTGCATTACCTAATGTAACCGATGTTCCAGATCCTGACCAACCAGCAAAAGAACCACCTGTTCCAGACCCACCTAATACAGATGAGTTATCTATTTTCTCCCATTGATCACTAGCACCTTGCTCTATAAACACCGCCCAATCACCTACTTGCCAGTCTGTAATTCCATCTAAGTTAGTTGAACCAGCGACTGATACTATATAGAAATGACCTGTTGTACCAGATCCGCTTGTAAGTGTCGGTGAGTTTGTAGATGCATTCCATGTACCTTGAAATACTAAACCAGCTGGAATAGTGCCCACTACATTTTGTACAAAAGCTGTAGTGGCTACAGTTGTATCGTTTGTTGAATTACCTTTTGTAGTAGCAGTAGTAACTGTATTTATTGTACCGTTTAAATCACCTAAGAAACTAGTTGCACTAACTGTACTATTTACAGTAACACCTGTGCTTGTGGTTTGCAATTTAACACCACCTTGATAATACATATAAGCAGCGTTCACATCTGCTGCAAATTTATTACTACCACCCGCAACTAATAAAAATTCATTTGCTGCAGAAAAACCAAAATAAGTATCTGGATCACCAACGTGATATATGTAATCAGGTATCCATACGGGCGCTTCAAAAGTTACATTTTTATTGACATCTATAGTTACAGCAACCGCGCTGTTTTGCATAAGGTGATACTCGTGATTACTAAAAGTTCCAGAACGACCAACGCTCGCTGACATTAGTTTAGTTGTAGCACCTCCACTTTCAGACGTTGTAATAGAGGCATTCGATTTTGGTCCAATAGTTATATCTCCTGCAAAAGTTGAATTATTACCCGAAAAGGTTACTGGGCCATTACCCACGGTTTTAGCACCTGTAAATTTAGTTACAGTGTTGGCTGTACCAGAACCTGAAATATCTCCATTACCATTTAATGCCCAAGCTAGTTGACCACTACCATTTGTTTGTAAAACATAATTAGCTGCACCATCTGCGGTTGGAAAAGTAAATGCATTGTTAAATCTTACTGCACCTGCGTCACTAACGCTGAATTTACCATTTATATTTGTTAATAATGCCATAATTTATGCTCCAATTCTTTTTAAATCAAATTTTAATATTTTTCCACCGGCGTTTTGTAAATTAGTGTATGTATATGAGCTTTGCCACTGAAGCTTAGACAACGCTCCTGCGGTACCTAATTCTTGAGTTATTCTAATTGAAGGTATAACTCCTGTAGCGTGGCCAGTACCTAACATAGGTGGAAAATTAAACGCAGTTGTTCTATTAGTTCCTACTACACTCCAATAAAAATTAGTAGATGCAGCATATGTATAATAATTACTACCACCGGCCGTAAAATCTTCTATATAAGCTACTATAATATAAAGACCGTTTTGAGTTAAGGTAGCACTAGTAGCAAATGTATGCCAAGTGTTAGCAGCATAGTTACCAACCGCTTGATATGCGAGCTGATTATAAATACTACCTCTATATCTAACCGTACCATTAACATCTAGTTTAGCCGTAGGCTGATCAGTTGCAATACCTACATCACCGTTATTTAATATCCACATTCTACCTGTAACACCGGAAACAGTTAAATCAGTTGTGTTAGGGTTAGTTCCTAAAACTAAAGCACCTGCATAAGCCGCTGTGGAAGTTCTTCCATGCCAAATAGCTGATTGTACCCAGTCGTAAGCTTTAAAACAAATCCCCGCTCTAGCTTGAGATTGGTCATTGTTGTGAACTTCTATTCCACGAAAAACATCACTGCCACCATCCTCTCTAACATTAAGTTTTTGATCAGGTGTAGTTTCTCCGATCCCGACGTTGCCTCTTGAGAAAAATGAATTACCACCGTATTGTAATGTTAAGTTTGGACCCTGACCTACTTGAGGAACAAATTGAAAATCAGAGGCACCTTCTGTAAAACGTATTCTACCGTAATTAGTAGTGCCTGCTTGTTGGAAATTTATGTCATAATTTGTAGCATTTGTTGCAGATAACAAAGTTAACGACCTTGGCCCCGTCAATGTGCTAGAACCTATAGTAACACTTCCATCACTTCCAATTCGCATTTTTTCTGTAGGTGCATCACTTCCAGTTGTTGTGCTTCTTGTACCTATTATAAAGTCTCCTTTTGTAGCACCACCACCATCTGTAATTACTGAACCAATAACTACTGGACACTTTGATTCAGAATAACCAAATCCTATTTGAGCAAACTGTCCATTTGTGCCATTATTCCTAACTAATAATCCTAAATTAGCAGTATCACCATAAGTTGCGTTACTTACTTGAATACTCATATTGTTTGAATCAGTACCCGAACCACCTCCTGAACCTATTTTTATATCTCCATTTACTTGAAGTGTAGCAGTAGGCGAAGTCGTTCCAATTCCAACGTTTCCGGAGCTAAGCATGACCATTTTAGATGATGTTCCAATTTTCCAATTATATTGGGCAGCTCTAATTTCAAAATCGACAAAATTGTCTCCTGTTCTATCGTAATTATTAATTAAGTTAGTTCCAGCAACAGCTAACCCTTCTGGCCATAATTCAATACCCCCTTGTCCAGCATTTCTAACATCTAATCTTGCCGCCGGAGATGTCGTTCCGATTCCTACGTTGCCGCCATTAAAATGTGTTATACCACTTGACCTTAAGGCAATAGTTGTTGAGCCAGCAGCAGTACTTGCAAATAAACCAGCATCAATACCACCAGGAGCGTATGCATTAAGATTACCAGCGAGTTGTAATTTTTCATTAGGCGATGCTGTTCCAATTCCTACGTTTTGCGATGAGTTTATTGTTAAAGCCCTTGTATTTCCAGTTTTCAATGAAAATGAATGTGCTGTAGACGTACCTAATGACATATCAGTAGTAGCATCATCATAACTCCAATCTCCTGCTACTGCACCGCCATTTCTTTGTGCTTTATAAATTATTACACTATTTCCAGCAGTGTAAATACCATTTGCAGTAACATTACCTGAAAAAGTTGCGTTTCCAGAAGTTAATGCTAAATCATCTGTGGATGCATCGTGTGACAAATATAAACCTCCGTTTACGTGAGTTATTGCACTTTTGGTAGTACTATCAGCATCTTCTAATACTATATTTCCTGTAATATATGTATTTCCATTTGCTTTTATAAATAATGCAATATTAGAATCAGCAGTTAATCCAACTCCTACATTTCCTGCAAAAGTTGCATTTCCAGTAACTTGAAGCTTAGAAGTACCTACGGCAGCTGTTTGACCAATTAATACATTACCTCCAGTTGTTACTAGGAACTTATTATTTATATTAGATAAATTAGCCATATTTTATTTTAATTCATTACAACCGTTGCATCATGCTGTCCAAATCCTAAATCAAGTGTAATACCTATTTTTTGAGTGTTTGTATAAACAGGAGTTATTGTACATTTTATAGAAAAATCAGTTGTGTCCTGAGCAAAAACTACATTGAAATCACTTGTATCACTTGCGTCTGGTCCAGTGTCTAATATTTTATTATATAAAGGACTAGCACCATAAGATTTGACTACTGTATATTTTTTAGCAACTGCACAAGCTGTAGACGTATCACTAGTAAGCATGACATCAAAAATCATAACACCTGTTGTTGCTCTACTTATTGTAAAAGCAACTCCTGCTACACCAGCATTTCCAGTTGTATATAGTTTAGTAAACTGTCCGCCTTTACCTGTTCCACCACCACCACCACCGTGGATTATATGACCATCAACAGTTAAGTTACCTTTAATTCTTACATCATCTTCAAAGGTTGCTAATGAACCATTTATAGTTAAATAATTTGCAGCACCTGCTGCACTTCTAAAAATATGTGAAGTATTATCGTAATAATTTGATGGATCAGCACTATCACCTAAAAAAATACACCTTGAAACTTCAGGGTTTCTTATTTGTGTATAAGTTGCAGTTGTATCTATAATAGTAACACCACCTATTCCTATTGCACCTGTTACATTAATACCTGTGCTTGTTGTTTGGAATTTTTGTACATTATCGTAATATAATTTTACTGCACTATCAGCTAAAAATTTAGCTATGTTTTCACTATTAGCTGCATTATTAATTGAAACTGTATCTGAAAGAATAACCAAATCTCCTGTTCCTGCATCTTTTATAAAACTATTACTACCATCGTGGTATATTTGTAAATCATTAGAATCTCCAAATAAAGCCTTACTTGTGTCAGTAAATGTTATATCATCATTAGCACTAACTGCAATATCTGTACCACCAGTTGTATTACCATTAACTAATACTTGAGCTAAAGTTTCATTTCCTAGATCTACAATAGATGCTATAGTAGCTTTTCTAATAGTATTAGAATCACTTATGTCATTAAACCATAAAGTATCTGTTGCTACAGGAGTTGCTGCAGTTAATCCTGCAATTGCATTATCTGTACCTGTTATATCAATAGCTGTTGTTAATGTATCGGTTGCACTAGCAACTGTACTAATACCAAATCCTCCAGCAAAAGTAGCTGTATTAGTAGAACTTATAGTTTGAGAAGATCCTGTATCACCAGCGAGCGTCCAGCTAACATAGTTATCTACAGTTGGGAATGTAACTAAATCTAAAGCACCATTTATATATTGAGATGCAGAACCTGCACCAGCTATATTAATTGTACCACTGCTAGTCACTGGAGATCCAGTTATAGTAAGTGCATTACCTGTTTCTGTTAAACCTACACTTGTAACTGTACCTGTAGTAGGTGTTGTCCACGTGTTAACTGAAGCGGAACCACCGCCCGATGTTAGTACTTGTCCAGCTGTACCATAAGTTGCAGCACCTAAACTAATCCCTTCGTTTATTCTTAATGTCTCTTCAAAAACAGCAGGACCTTTTACAGTTGTACTGTCTGTATCAGCATTACCAAGTGTTGTATTACCTTCAACTATTAAATTACCAGAGTTACCAATAGTAACGTTAGTACCATCATCTTCTATAAGACCAGTGCCTAAAACTGTAGGTGCTGTCCATTTAGTTATTTTATTTGTAGCTCCAGATCCTGTTATAGATTGTGAGTTATCAATTTTTTGCCAAGTATCAGTTGCCCCGACTTCTACAAATATAGCCCAGTCACCAACTTGCCAATCAGTGATACCGTTTAAGTTTGTATTACCCGCAACGCTTACAATATAAAATTCACCAGTTACACCAGTACTACTAGCTAGTGTTGGTGTGTTAGTTGTTGCATTCCAAGTTCCTTTATATACAAGACCTTGTGGTATACCTGTGATCTGACCTTGTAGTTTTGCCATTGCAGCAAGTATAGTATCAGATGCAGTAATTGCAGTAGATGTTGGGGTTGGTAAATTAAGTAGTGTTTTAGCGGTAACCGTAGTATTAGCTATTGTTGTTGGGATTGTGACAGCACCACCTGATGTGTAAGTGTGAGGACCACCAGTTGATGTTGTATCACCGGAAAGTGAAATAGCACCGGACGATGCTAAAGCTGTTGCCGTACTTGCATTACCTGTTAAAGCACCTACGAACAATGTAGATGTTATAGATGTGAAACCAGCTAATACTGTTGTTGTCCATGTTGCAGTACCAGCTGTAGTTGTAAACGTACCAGCTTTACTAGTACCAGTTATAGTAACATCGTTATTTAAATCAACAGTTACAATACCTTTGTTTCCAGTGACAGCAGCAGCAGTAATTGTTATATTTGAATCACCATTAAATTCTAAGTCGTCGTTTGTTAGATTTAAAGCAAATGGTCCTGTTGCATCACCAGCATATTCTAATGTTTTCGAACCAGCTGCGTTATCGACATATTCTGTTGTAGCTATTTTAGTTGAGTCATCACCAGCAGATTGAGTTGTACCAGTAGTTGCTGTGTTTACAGTTCCATTTAAATCACCTGAAAATGTAGCACCTGTATATGTACCGGATATTGTAACACTACTTGGTAAGCTAAACTTAACCTTTTGAGCTGTTACAGCTGTTACAACTTCATTATTTGTTCCTTCAAAGTTTAATGTTTGACTATTTAAAAGAACTGACGATGTACCAGTATCTCCTGTAAAATCTAAATCTTGAGTATCATCGTAGTCTCTAACAAATGCTGTGGTAGCAACGTTAGTTGAATCATCTGTTGCAGCTTGAGTTGTAGCAACTGAGCCATCTGGTAAAGTTACACCCGCTGTAGGAAATCTAAAAGTTATTTTTTGTGCTGTACCTACAGATTCTATTTGATTAGCAGTTCCAAGTATGCTAAATGTTTGAGCAGCTAAGTTTACAGTTTGATTACCACCTGATGTACCAATAAAGGTTAATATAGAAGGATCAACCTTATTCATAACGAATTCAGTTGTTGCTAATTTTGTATTAATAGTACCAACCGGCTGTGTTACACCCATTACGTTTCCTTGTATGGTAGAGCCATTTTTTACAATACCTGTTAAGTTACCTGTAAAATCTGTAGAAGCTATACTAACAAAACCAGTACCTACACCTCCAGACACACTCATTATTCCGTCACTGAATGAATTAAAAGTAACAGTACCTGTACCACTTATGTTTAAAAAGTCTATAGCTGATTGATTACTACCAGCAGCACTTTTAGCACTAGAGTTTATTTCTATAACAGCACCAAGACCTGTTGCACCAGACTGTAATAGATCTACAATGCTTTGTACCGTAAAGTTTTTTGTAGGCTTACCGTCTCCTCCTTGGTCTGTACCTAATAGTAGGTCATCTACCGTAGGTGTTATTACTGGATACGAATATATTATAGCCATGTTATATTAATTTAGATATTTGAATCGTTGCTATTGAAGGTGTTGTAGGTGTTGGTGTAATGTTTGCATTAATAGCTGCAGCATTTTTTACTAAACCACCATCATTTACACCGCTTCTAGCCATTTGAAAAGTGTATGATGTCAAAGCTTTAGTTATTTGAACCGTTAAAGGTATTACTAAAGGGACAGGGTTGTTAACTGCTTCAAACTTTTGGTTATATATTACAGTTGGGCCCACTTGAGTTGTACCATCTTGTAATGTTCTAAATACTAAGTAAGGTATGTTTGTTGCAGATTGATTTACACCGACAGAATATGTCAATGTTATTTGGTAAGATCCAGTAGTATTAAATCTTATTGTATCACCAGCTGAATTCGTACCACCACCTTGTAATAGTTGCACATGACTTGTTGCCGCGTTAACCGGAGCGCCGAACCTAATGTTATATGCTGTGTTTAATACTGAATTTTGAGATGCAACTGTTGAAGAAGATTCTAATTGTGAAATAAAGTTTTGATCAACCAGTTGTTTTATGCCTGTGAAGTCATATTGACAAGTTGGATTACCTACAACGGCATTGCCTGAACTGTCGAATAAATTAGATCCCAGTACTTTATCTCCAAGCTGTGGAGTTATTACGGGATATGAAGAGATTTGAGCCATAGTTTTTTTTATTTATATTCTGTCTACGCTGTAAACATGTGAATTTATGAGATTTCTCTAACGGACTTTTCGTGAAGCGCGCTATGGTTAGTAATATCACAGGTTTTTAACAAGGTTTACTAGTAGTATATAGAGAGTATTAGAATAGTGTGACAATAGCCTGTTACTCTACTACCTTAATAGCCTTATGTCACTGTTTTCATTCTGAAAAAGTGTTGGTTATATAGAATTATGGTGTTACCCCTATCCCTCTGGTTATCAACGTGTTACGCAAAATGATTTTGGTTTGGCGGGGCGGCCCCACTTTTTTTCACATTTGTGTAAATGTTTTACGTTTTTTGTTCAATTTCGTGTACATGTTTACATTTTCTATTCTACACACTACACACTAAATACTATTGGATACTATATACAAACTAAATACGAGTATACTTGGATAATATATATGTAAGTAATTAATAAAGTATTATTACTTCACAAGAATGAGTGTGGGTTAGTATAATAATCTAACAAGTGTGCGTTCAGTATTTTCTACACTATAAATACAGTTGAATACTTATGACATAATGGTTTATGTGAGTTCGATTCTCACCATGTCAACTAAGATAACAAAGTGTTATCAATAACTTTTAAATATAATAATATGTATAATCAATCCGCTTTAATCAGAATAGCGCACAAACTATTTCCAGACAAAAATGTCTTTCAATTAACTAAACAAGAACAATCACAAGTTCTATCAATCTATAACGAATTTCACTAATAAACTAAATAATAATAATATGAAAAACTTTAAATTCAGAGGATTTATCCCTGCCGTAACTAAATACGTAAAATCTAAACCACTACATCTAGTAATACTAGAACTAATAGCTTTTGGTACATTGCTACCACTAGCACTATCAGGTATACTATTTATGATAGTAGGATTATTAACAGGTGAAATAGATACCGCTAATGCTAACTTTGGAATATATAACTAATGATATACACTTTAAATACACATTATGGTAAAGTAGATCTTACTTGGGCAATACTCAAACAAATGAGTGATGAACTAACAAGAACAGATGTAGAAGGTATTGTACTAACACACAAACTAAATACGACTACTAATGGATAATAATAATATGAATAAACAATATGTAGACTATCCCGCTTCAGAAATCAAAGCAAAGTTACAACAATGTCTTGACTATGAAGCAAAATACGGTGAAATACCACAAGTAACTGCTGTCAAAAAATGGTGTAATAGCTATGAGTATCGCAAGAATGAGTGGCAATGGCGACAAAATGTAGCTAAATCAATTAACTTTAATACTAACTATAATAAACCTTACTATAATGGATAATAAAGAAGAATTAGAACGGTTGTTCGAAGAAAAATTCGGTGAAGGATCACTAGATTTTGCAATAGAACAAGGTTTTGACAAAGAAGAATTACTAAACAATATATAATATGGCATATCAAACATGGAAACTCGAACAAGAATCGCTTGAAAATGCGTACGCTAGACGACTACTAGTCGAGTATAATATCAAAGAAGTCACAACACGGCGTCAAGCTATAAATGGCACAAGAGAGTTTGAATTTCCTGTACCATCAAGAAAAAGATGGCCAAATGGTAAACGACTAAGACTAGCGGTGTATAAATCAGGTTATGTAAGAAATGTAAACTCTTGCTCATCTAACTATCAACTAAATCCAGTTTACAAATCAGAGCGTAGACAAATGTTTCTAACTGACGAAGGTATACTTAAAACATATATCTATGATGGTATACACTAGAACTAAAATCTGGAATACTATGGCAAGAATGAAATTTATGCTTGACTTTTATATCAGAAATTACAAACTAAATACGAATAACAACGGATAATATAAGTATATGAAACAAATTAAATTCAATCAAGAAACAGGTAATGTACTGTTAGAAACAGACAAAGGTTACCAAGTGCTTACTCCACTACGTCAAAACATAGAGTACACAGACTACACATCGTTTTATCGCATAAATGATAGAATATATGTGTAAGAATATGCGTGAGTTACTAGAATACTCTAAAAATAGCAGACGTAAACGTGCTTTTCAGCACTACGAACTCAACAAAGTGCATGGTGAATGCAGTGGTTTGACCGATCGTGAATGGAATAATGTAAAAACACGCGGTAAAACATCGTATACTCAATCAAGTAAGTACACAATGCACAAAATGTGGCGTGATAATACACAGAAATACGACTTAAAACAATTAAAAATAATAAATAAAGCATGAGTAAAATGAAAATTATAGATGAAATAGCAGACGCTCAAGTCGCTTACATCAAAGAAACGTTATATGACTCTGTTCAGTGGGCTATTGATGGTTCAGAACTAGATCATGACAAACTAGAAGGCGACGAGTACAACCAATTAATGCACATGATTATGTGTGCTACAATAGAAAAATTACATACAGGATTAGATGAAGACTAGAAAACTAAGACATAAGCACATTAAACTGCTTAAAATAACTAAGTATGAAGCGGAAAGATTAGAAGTAGAATACTACAGACGATTCAATTACAAACTAAATACGATTGTAAACGGATAATAATAATATGAGATGTAAATGTAATAACAAAATACCAGCAGGCAGAATAGCATTAGGTTATTCAAATTGTGTAAACTGTAGTTCAACAAAGCAATATAGCTATGTACCTATTATTGCTAACAAACAAGTTCTAGAAATACAAATAGTAAGTCAAGAACTAAGTGATCAAGTACACAAAGCCTGGCGTAGAAAGTAGCAGGACGAGTAGCTTAAAAGGGTAGTGTAATTGCAAGTAAAAATGGCGATCTACCACATAAGTGAATTGCCTGCTACAATAGGGAGTGATATGGTAAGAGACAACCGCGGCGAAAGCAAAGGTGTCTAACGGCGGTTCGACTCCGTACCACTTCCACTACAGACTGGCGGATAAATGACACTAGGTAACTACCTGTCACACAACATAAATGTCTTGGTACATAAGCAGTGATGTAATTCTTAAATCAGTAACGCACGGCGAGAAGCTATGAGCAAGCAACTGATTAAGATCACGGCGGTTCGACTCCGCCCACTTCCACTAAATGCGGGATAGAGCAGAGGTAGCTCGTTGGGCTCATAACCCAAAGGTCGGAGGTTCGATTCCTTCTCCCGCAACTACAGACTGATAGAAGCACCGTAATGGTCTATCGTGAGAAGCTTACGACATTGCTCACAGGTTGGTCGCCACTCTAACATTAAATAATTAAATATGGGAAATATGAGTTATTGCAGGTTTGAAAATACTGCAAGAGATTTAGAAGACTGTGTTATTGCTCTTCAAAACAATGACTTAAATGAGTACATGAGTGTTCATGAGGTTAATGGTTTAGCTGAACTACAATTGTTAGCGATGGATATTGTAGCAATGCAAGATCACATCGGTGATATAATAGACAAAGAGAAACAAAGGTTTGAAGCACATGAATTTACAAACTAAATACGAATTAACACGGATAATATAAATATGAAGATCAAAACAATTTATGACAGACTAAAACCAGGTTTCAAGTCGTCACTGCAAAAAAACGCTAGAAAATACTCTAGTGCTAAAAGGCTTAAGTATACTCTTATGTCTCAAACATCATGGTATGACTTAACGGTTAGTCAAGTATCTGATATATCAGTTTACTGTGACATACCAACTTACAAATTGTCTGCTCAAGACTTAATGTATGGTAACTCTATAATCAATAAATAATATGACTACAAGAGTAAAAAACTTAGCACATGACAAAGCATTTGCCAATGTATACAGTCTAGACACTGACATTAGCAGGCTAAAGCAAGAAATAAAAGATGATAACACGCCTTTTATAACAATAGACCAACTAGAAGGTGTATTGAGACACACAAAACAACAACGTGAAGTGTGGGATTACATAGCAAAATTAATAGAAATAGATCACGAAAGAATAGATTACTTAGATTATGAAAAACAAAACAACATTACCTAAATGGTTCGACGGTACGATATACGACAAAGGCGAAACAGTGACAAACCCTTTTTCAGGCGACACCTACGAACTAAACAACTTAGAATTAAGTATGTATGACTTAATTATGGGTTCACAACTCGTACAAAAGTACGATTTAACAAGAAAAGGCTTAGATTGGTTTAGAAAAGCTAATCCTAAAGCTTACCAAGTGCTATTAGATTAGCATAATGACTCGTGGTGTAATTGGCAACACGTCTGGTTTTGGTCCAGAAGAGTCCAGGTTCGAGCCCTGGCGAGTCAACTAACATTAAATAATAATAATAATATGAGTAGATTTAAAAGTAAACTTACACCTCATTTTAAGGTGAGTTTAGCTAAGTCAGTGATTAGAGTCATGGGCTTTAGCATCCTATTGTCATCATTGCCAATAGGTGTAGCAGTATTAATAATCGCTGAAATAGTCAGTATAGGTGAAGAACTAGTATAATGAGTACAAGAAATATGACACTAGTGATCGATAGGTCACACGCAGAAGATCATGAAGCAGGCTTTGCACTTAAACCTCAATTGGTAAGTGATAAAGCTTATGTTCATATGTATCTGCACCACGACGGTTATCCTGAGTGGAGAGGCATAGAGCTTGCAAACTGGATTAAACACATGCAAGAATACAGAGGTTTTACTAACTTTGGTGATGGCTCAAGAATAGCATCACATTTAGTACATGACTTTCACTACAATAGTCAATACTTATATCCTAATGTTGACGCTGTAGATCATGAATATACGTGGATCATATGGACAGGTAAGCCTGATGTATGGTTAAGTGCTTATAATCAATACACTAACGTTTGCGAATTTGTTGGCACACCTGATAAACTTATATATAGATATAAGCAGAAAAACATGGGCTATACTAACTGGACTGAAAAGTTTTTAGTAGATAGTCATGCAGAAGAAAATTACAAACTA